CTAGACTGCAATGCAGTAGTTCCAACATTATAGGAGAGACTAACTAGTGCAGAAAACTCATTTTCATTTATTTGTGTTTTAACCATTTTTTCTACAGCAGAAGCTTTCTTATTAAGCTCATACATTAATAATTCTGTTGCTCTTTCTTCTGAAATAGCAGGATCCTGCATAGACACTTTCATGTCATTTTCATATCTTATGGTTCCATAACCAATGGTTGGAATCTTAATGGGGTCCATATAAGGTTTTAAAAATAATCCCTCGAAGCTCTTAACTACATTAAGACCAGCTTTGTTAATTTTTCTCATATATATATTATACAATAAAACTGTATAATATATAGTTTTTGCTAAATAATAACAAATATTTACAACTTATGTCAAGTGTATGCATATATAGTAAGTAAAATCATAATAATGAAAATTATTGTAAATAACGACAACACAATTATCTATGACTTTTCTGAGAGCTTAGGGAATGCAGTTAAAAACCTATTGTCTTATGAAGATAAGTCAAAAAAGTATCAAATTAAGAAGATGGCAAAAAGTGTATGGTTGCGCAATTCCCCATTATATAAAAAACTTTTACAACAGGTAAATGGTGTTCTTTACGAAATCAAGGATAATAGCATAATATTTCCAACTACTTTTTTTAATGAGTTTGAAAGTTTTTATATAGGAGCAGATATTACAGACAATAGAACAGAGACCGGTACTAAAATCATTTGTCCTTGGGTTGAGAAACCATTCGATACTCGTGCATACCAGGAAGAGGCTGTTGACTTAATGATGTCGAATAATAGAGGGCTAATTAATATGGCTACTGGTCTTGGTAAAACACTAATTGCTACCCACTTTATTCAAAGATATAAAAAGAAGGCGCTTGTTGTTTGCCCAAGTGATTCCGTTGCTAAGCAATTTTATGATTTATTTGTGGAGGCTTTTGGAAAAAACAAAGTAGGATTCTACGGTGGAGGAAAAAAGAAGATTGGCGATATTACGGTTGGTATTGCTGCCTCAATCACTAGATCTATTGATGAATTTAAAACTGCAAATCTTGGGGTGGTCATAATAGACGAGACACATCATACACCAGCAACCACATTCTTTGATATATCTCAAGGGTTGGCCTCGGTAGGGAAAATATTTGGATTAACTGCAACTGATTACAGAAGTGATGGTAAAGATATCATGATTGCCGCAGGATGCGGTCCGGTGCTAATTAGAAGAGATATCAAATGGGGCGTCAACAATGGGTTCCTAGCTGAACCTTACTTCATTATTAGAGAGGTAGGTACAGACGGTATAGATTTTAAATATGATAAGCTCAAATCTTACAAAGAGCATATACTGAATAGTTCAGTAATGAAATCGAGAATAGAGTCTGATGCTGTGGCAATGATGAAAGGCGGCAAATCTGTTTTAATATTGGTTGATGAAATAGTTCATGGAGAAGAGTTGTCTAAAGCGCTAGGGATTCCATTTGCAACCGGTGATGATAAGAATTCACAAGAATACATAGGCCAATTGAACTCTGGTAAAATAAAGGGGTTGGTTGGTACGGACAGTAAGATCGGAGAAGGAAGTGATACCAAAAATGTAGATGTACTAATAATGGCAAACTTTGTGGCCAGTAAAGGACCGGTAATTCAATGTGTGGGCAGAGCGTTAAGGAAGCAGAATCTAAAGACCAAAGCACTAGTGTTGGATTATATCCCAATGGGATCTACTATGATGAAGAGACATGCCCTACAGAGAGTGAACTACTATCTAGATATAACAAACAAAGTGAAATATATTGCTCTCAATGCGAGCGAGTAGCTTCTAAAAAAGGTATGTGTGAAAAACATTATCGCAGGCTATGGCGATCCATGAATGAAGAACACAGTAGGTATTACTCTAGTATATACTATCAAAAAGTAAGAAAGCCGATACGGCAAGGTCGGCACAAGCCAAAGCAAAAAAAATGTATTAAGTGCCTAAGTTTATTTACTAGGGTTGGCGCGAATCAGAAGTTTTGTTCTAAAACCTGCCAAAATAATCTTTCCCATAGAAAGAAAAGACTTAATCCTGAATTTAAATTAATACACAACCTTAGATCGAGGTTAAGAAAAGCATTGAGGGGTCAATCTAGAGATAAAAAAATATTAGTTCTTATAGGGAGTACTGCCGCTGAATTAAAAACCCATTTAGAATCTAAATTTCAACTAGGTATGACTTGGACTAATTATGGTAGTTGGCATATAGATCACATTAGGCCATTATCTAGCTTTGATTTAACTGATCCCGAGCAACTCAAGCAAGCTTGTCATTATACTAACCTTCAGCCACTATGGGCTAAGGACAATCTAAGGAAATCAAACCAACATACTAATAATTAACTTTTTATATAAAGTATTGTGTTGCAATACGTATAATGTTTTTAACATTTTAGGAGAAAATATGAAAACAGATTTTGCGGATAAGTTAAAAACCAGCTTATACTGGTGGTTGGGTAGATCTAAGCCGTTCATTATTAATGAAGAGTATAAGCTAGAATTGCTTTTTATTGATAAAATCAACAACTCAGCGAAAATTAAGATTACTAATTTAAAGACAGGGGAAGTGTTAGACACGCTACCTAGCAACATAAGTGAGAATACTTATGGAGTTAAGTAAGGCAATAGAATTAGTTTTTGAACAATGGGAAGTTTATATAAAAAGTTCAAACACAAAAAGAGGTAAACAATTTGTTAGACCTCATTTTGAAGAGCTTTTTGAAAAGTGGAAGAACACTGGAGCTTCATTTGAAGAGTTGTATCCAGAATGGCTACCTAAAGCAATTAAAGTACATCAGCCGCCTTCTGCAGTAGCGAGATCCACGTATAAGATATTAAAACAAAAACTTACTAAGTTTGATAAGACTGAAAAAGAATATATCCAAGAGTGGAATGACAACATTAAGAATGAAGCAACCGAGGTATTTTTTGATTTTTTCCCACCGCCGAAATTCGATGAAGACAGTGAACCAAAAGTATATGGCAAAATGTCTGTATCAGAGTATAGGGCCCAACAGAAGTATGTGAATCAATTTCCGATACTAGATACGACACAATTAGAAAAGCAATGGCAACAAAGACAGTATAATATTGATTTAGATGATGTGATGAAAAACGTTTTAGGGGATAAAAAAGATGAAACTAACTCCTGATCAAATAAGGGCACAATTAGCCCTTGGCAAGAACAAAGAGTCAGAATATAATATTTCTTTAGATGAAATAGAATCGTTTGGCAATAAAGATTCACTTCGTAAGATGCTTAAAAGTGTTAATTCTTATAACCAGATGTTAAAAGAAAAAATTACTCTAATAAATGAGCCCTTATCTGCTACAATTCCGTTTACTAAGGAAAATCTTTATTTATTTACAGCTTACACTGGATCAGGGAAATCAACTGTTGCTGCCAATATTACTTACCCTCTGTGGAAAGAAGGTAAAAAGACTTTGGTAATTTCTAATGAGGAATCAGAGCAAGACGTATTATTTAGAATTTCTTGTCTTGAATTAGGTTTGAATTTTAATGATTATAAGAAAGGAATAATGCCGCTTGAAGATCAAGTGAGAGTAATGTCACTTTTTCCAGAGATTTCTAAATTTGTTAAGGTACTAGATGTCACGTATAAAGATGGCATCACCACCAAGATCGAGGGGATTAAAAAAGCACTTGAAGCAGTGAAAATGCAAACTGATTATAGTTGTGTGCTGATTGATTATTATCAACTTATTAAGTATTCCATTGTTGACTCCAGAAAAACCGCATATGATAACTTAAATGATTTGCGTATTTGGTTGGGTCAATACATTAAGTCATCGACAATGCCAGTTGTCTTGTTTGCTCAGTTATATTCTGTTTCTAAGAAAGGCGGAGCAAAGGATATCGATACCCGCATCAAAGATTGCACAGCTGTTGTTGAACCAGCTACAGTAATTATTGAAGTTGTTCCTAATTTTGAAAACCGAACCAGTGAGTTTATAATACATAAAGATCGTTTTGGTTTTCAAGGTCAAAGGATTATTTGTGGTTTTGAAAAAGGTAGATATATTAAACTTACACCTGATGAAATTGCCGAAAGAGATTTGCGGGGTAAACTTAAAGCCCAAGAAGATAAATTAGATAAATTAGAATCTATGGTAAATATAAATGCCGACTAATAAAGATGATAGAAGGGCATATAGAATAAGATTCTATTACTTGAGAGACTTAATTATTAACGTAGAAAGTTTTATTTTAGATAAACACAACAAGAAAATATATAATTGCAAGTGTCCTATGTGTTTCTCGGATAGAGGTTATGTAAGATATAGTCAGGCGTTTATTCCATGTAGGAAATGTGGTCAAACTGGTAAAAAGTCTACTCTCAAGGACATCAAGAGATCAGATGACTTTAAATTAAAAATATCACAAGCAAATATGAAATTTAAATTAAAAAATAACCCACATTGGAAGCCAATGTCCACTGACGCTAAAAAGATAGCGCGCTCTGTGCGAACAAGAATATGGCAAAACATAAAGAACGTGGAAAGAAAAAGTAGTCAACAATTAACTGGCATTTCTTGGGAAGATTTAAAAACCTATCTAGAATCTAGATTTCTCCCTGGTATGACTTGGGAGAACTATAGTAAATATGGTTGGCATATAGATCACATTAGACCACTGTCTAGCTTTGATTTAACTGATAAAGTACAATTAGAACAAGCTTGTCATTATAGTAATTTACAACCATTGTGGGCTAAGGATAATATAAGCAAAGGGGCAAAACATGAAGCATGACAAGAGAGTTTGTCTTATTTGTAGACCGAATAACCGCACAATTTATTTTCATCAAGATGAAAAAACAGGTGCACCATGGCTTTATTGCAACAAGTGTAATCGTGGCTATTCTCTTGAACAGTATTGTAAGATAGCTGGCGTTGATATAGAAGAGTTTATCAAGGATGGAATTGAGATAACAAAAAACCAAGAAGATGAAGTGAATGTTATGGCCTGGCCAAGTAATTTTGTACCTTTATCTGATCCTAGAGCAAAGGTAGGAATAGATTATTTAAACAGTAGAAAAATATCTTCTGACGGGGATATGTACTTTGACTTGGAGACAGAAGGCGTTGTCTTTCCGTATTATTTTGAGAAGTATTTTGTTGGGGCACAGATTAGATTCATTGAGTCTAGAATTAAAGATGATGGATCTGAATGGAAAATTACGACACTGCCTGG